TGAATTGAAGAAAGGAATAGAAAAAATGGAAGATTGGCAAAGACGTTTTATCGATGAATACAATGCGCTTAAGGATAAATATACAAAATTACATAAAATGGTTATCAAATACGAAGCTGGTACGCTCAATTTTGAGCCAAAATGCTCAATTGAAGTTTTAAAAAATCAAAAGTGCGCCATGGGTCAGTATTTATACTGGCTCGAAGTTCGATCAGAAATCGAAGGAATCGAATTATAAAACTAACCGTATGGAATCCCGTACGGTTTTTATATTGTCCAAACTGTGCCGATGACGTTAAAAGCTGTACTGTTCCGTCGCCGGACGTAAAGCGAGATTATCGAGTGGCGACGTAATCGCTGGAGGACAATTATGTCAGAAGAAATCAATGCAACTGTATCTACTGAATCAACTGAGACTGTCGACACTCAAGAAAATGTTGATACGGTGCAGGAAGAAAAGCACGAACGAACTTTCACTCGTGCTGAAATCGGTAAGATGCTATCTGCCGAGCGCTCTAAATGGGAAGCTGAGCAAGAAGCCAAGGAAAACGAAGCTAAGAAACTTTCCAAGATGAACGCTGACGAGAAACAGAAATATCAGTTGGATCAGCGTGAGCAAGAATTGGCTGACCGTGAAAAGGCTATTGCTCGCAAGGAATTGACCGCAGAAGCTAAAGCAATGCTAAGTGAACGTGACTTACCTGTTGAGTTAGTGAACGTAGTTGATTTGACAAGCGCAGAGACGGTATCTGAGTCTATTACCTCTATCCAAAAAGCATGGGAAGAGTCAGTTCAGAAGGGAGTCTCTGAACGTATGAAAGGTAGTGCGCCTATCAAAAACGCACAAACAGTCCAGCAAGAAGTCACGGAAAAATGGCGTAAAGACTTCTTGTAATAAAAGAAAAGAGGGAAAATAAATGGCATTTGAAGAATTAAACACAGCAGAATCACGCAAGAAACATCTAGGGATTATTGAGGATGTACTTGCAGTAAATTCATATTCAACACCGCTTGTAACATCAAGCGATGCAGTAACCTTGCAAGGTCGCTCTTTTACAGTAGCAACTGGTAACACAACAGAACTTAAAGACTATAAACGTAACAAAGATAACGAATTTGATCACGTTGAAGTTGAAGAAAAGGTTTATACCCTTGATGAAGAAAAATATTGGGGTCGTTTCGTAGATCAATTGGATGAACGTGACTCTAATGGTCAAGTGAACATCAATTATGTTATTGCACGTCAGGCGGCAGAAGTAGTAGCTCCATATCTTGATGAACTACGTTTTGGTGCAGCACTTGGTAATGTTAGCGACAACGTTACTATGGGCAAAGAAGCAGGAGCGAACAACGCTTACAACGCAATTCTTGATGTTTCTGAGAAACTTGATGAACTTGGAATTACAAAAGAGCGTTTGCTTTTTGTAACACCAAAATTCTACAAAGCGATTAAGTCGGAAATCGTTCGTTTGCCACATGGTGACGCAGATAAGAAAGTCCTTGGAAAAGGATATGTTGGTGAATTAGATGACTACACAGTCTACAAAGTACCTTCTAAGTTCTTGCCAAATGTAAATGCCCTTGCTGCTGCCCCTGGTGTCGTTACATCACCAATCCAAATCGACAATACCAAGTACAATAACAACGTACCTGGCCGTTTTGGTGAATTGGTAGAACAATTGCTCTACACTGGAGCGTATGTACTTGAACACTTCCAAAAGTACATCATCACAATTGCAGACTCTAAGCCTGCTGCTAAAAAATCAGCTCAAGGTAAGACAGTAAACCGTGCTAAAGCATGGAGTACTGGGACAGCCTACAAAGAAGGCGACACGGTAACGCATGAAGACAAAGTTTATGTTGCAATCAAAGAAATCACGAGCTCTACGACTGCACCAGACTCTGACTCAGCTAACTGGAAAGTCAAGAAATAAGGTCTGAGTTATGAAATTTAAAATCAAACGAGATTTCTATGATTGGAAATCAAATGTGAAACGACTGGTAGGGGAGGAACTCGAGATTACTGAGGAGCGTTATGCTGAGTTGGACAACAATTTTGCCAGCAATGGTGTTGCTATCTCAGATGTTCTTGAGGAAATTCTCCCTGAACCTGAGTTTTTAGAAGAGGATTGATATGTCTATAGAGTTGCTGAAAAAATTAACAGGCGAAGAAGACACTCAGCTTCTCATGTTGCTCCAAACGAGGGCTACAAATCTTATCTTGTCAGAGACCAATCGCTCATCTTTGACACCTGTTTTAAGTCTTTTAATCCCTGAGGTTGCTATTGAGCTCCACAACCGCTCAGGAGCGGAAGGAGAGCATTCTAGAACCGAAGGTGGTATAGCAGTAGTCTACGGAGAAAACGGCCTGTCTACAGGTCTTCTACAGCGTATCCGCATGCACAGACTAGCAAGGGTGGCAGGCCATGTTTTTGAAGCAGAGTAGACTGAAACCTTATCCGATGCGACGGTTTGAAAAGACTGTCACAGAGGAAGGTGTCGTAAAAGAAGGATATGCCAAGGAAGCTGAGACAGTCCGCCTTGAATTGTGGCCAGCTAGTAGCAAGTTACAATCTGAGCTGTATGGTGAGCGTGTCAATGATATTTTGAACGCAAATGCCAACAAGTCAGCGACTATCAAAGTGAAAGATGGTGTGTGTATCGATAGCCCGACGGAAGTGACTCACAGAGTTATTTCTAAGAAAGTCTACACACATCATCAAGTCTTGGAGTTAGAGCGTGTCAGAGCTACTAGGGGCAGATAGGCTTATAGCTAAGTTCAGAAAGTTGTCAGATGTTGCGCAACGAGACATTGTTTCAAAGGCGGTTCATCATGCAGCTAAAACCATTGTTCAAGCTGATGCTAAAAGACTTGCACCAGGCAACAATGGAGAACTTAGAAATAGCATCAAGACTAGGGTTAAAATGGACGGAGATAAGGTTATAGGCGAGGTTTACACAAATCTACACTATGCTCCTTATGTTGAGTTTGGAACAGGGCCAAAAGGACAAGCTAGCCATTCGGGTATATCGCCAGAGGTCAGCGTGTCTTATCGGTCTAGCCCGTGGTATGTGCATGAAGACCAGATAGATATAGGACCTTACCACTTCCAAAAGATTGGGGAGTTCTACAAGATGTATGGTCAACCTGCTCAGCCTTATCTTTATCCAGCTTTGAGAGACAATCAAGAGCGTGTGTCTAAGAATATTTCGAATTATGTGCGTAGAAAGATAAGAGAACAAATACAATGATCAATATCAAGCCTGTTATTTATAAAGAATTGCAAAAGGTCGCAGATAATGTGACTGATACTTATCCTAGCGATTGGGAGACTTTCCCAGTCGTTATTTTTTTAGAAGAACAAAACAAGCCAGGAGATTGGTTTGACGACAAGGAACAAAAATCTTCTATCCGCTACAAGGTGGATATCTTTGATGATACCAGCACTAGTGAGTTAGCTGTTAAAATCAATCAGATTTTTGAGTCTTTAGGTTTACGAAGAACAGACTGCCAAGACGTGCCAGACCCGTCACATTTGAGACATAAAGTCATGCGTTTTGAAGGTGTTGTTGACTTACACTCAGAGCTTGTTTTTCAATTTAGAATGGAGAATTAAACATGTTAGCAAATGGAATTACGCTATCTTATGGCGAAGCTAAAGGGACTTATACTAAACTCGTCGGATTGAAAGAAGTACCAGAGTTTGGTATTGAACCTGAAAAAGTAGAGAATACTACTCTTGAAGATAGAGTAAAAATGTATGAGTTCGGTATCGGTGACGCAGGGGAATTGGAATACAAATTCTCTTACAAAAACGATGGCGCAAATGCACCTTATCGTGTATTGCGTAATGCAGCGGACGCCAAGAAAAAACTTTATTTTGAACAAGTTTACCCAGACGGTACTAAGGTCAATTTTGAAGGCCAAGTATCTGTTAAGCTTGGCGGTGGCGGCGTCAATGCCGTTATCGAGTTCACGCTTAAAATTGCATTGCAGTCTGAATTGACATTTGTTGATGGTATTGGAGGTTAATTAGATGGCGTTAAAATACACAACTTGGAAAGTTACTGACGAAAAAGAGTTGAAGCTGCGTTTGACATCTCATCAGGCTGCAACTGTGGAAGAAAAAATCGGCATGAACTTGCTAAAGATTTTCATGCCT